CCAGAATTTATAAACACGCTTTCAAATTCTGCATTTTTTTGAAAACACTATCTACATATTTTGTATAAGTAGATAGTGTTCTTTTTTAAACTCTATTGTTAAAAAAATTACAGCTCAGGTTCTGAAATAATAGACAAATATGGCTCAATAGTCCGAACACTAGAATACGTAGTTGCACTTGCTTCAACATCGTTGATATGCAAAAAAGTAGGGCGTTTTAAACGAATTCTCTCTAAAAAAATGTTATGTAAAATCAAATCAGACCTAGTATTTATATCCAAATCTACATTCTCTATAATCAAAAAAGTAGGCTTTATGTAGATTTCAAAAAGCGTTTTTTTATCGTTTTCTACCTCAAACCAAAATTCAGGTTCTTTTGGCGATATGCTTTCACAACTATAAAGCATATCTAATAGACTAGATTTAAGCACCAACAAATCCGACAAATCCGAATTTGCATAACCCAAACCCTGCCCTAAATAAAACCCTAAACTTTTTAAATAATCTGCTACATTCATAATTAAACTGTATAAAATCTACCTCCTACTATTCTATATGCTATTCTTGCATTTTGGCAAAGGGCATTTTCTGTACTTTGATTAAAATATACTGGTATTACTTGTGTCGGTTCGGCTGCCATACTGACTTGAACGGTTATTTCATCTCCAGCAATAGCATTAAATCTTAATCTTAAATCTCCACTTAAATCGTATTGCGCACCCACGCTATCTGTGATTGGATAAGGCTCATCTCCTGATTGGTTACTATCCAAAGTTACAAACGCAGTATGACTACCTGAATTCGTAACAATAGAATTACTTGAATCTAATTGAACTCCATTTTTCCATACTGAAATGGTCAATCTAACTTGATACCAAGTAAGTGTAATCGCATTTCTAGCAGAATTAGGAACAGCATCATTAACTAACTCTACCTTCACTTGATCTAAACCAAATTCATATTCTCCACTTACAGGAATCGTATAAGTACGCCCCAAATTAAATACATTCCCTTCGTCGACAATCTCATTACCAAACTCAATAAAACTTCTTTGATTTGGTTGTGGTGGTAAAATCTGATTTACATTTATTCTACTCTCAAACAAACCCCCACCCGTACCAAAATAATACTGAATAGGAAAACCCAAATCAAACCAAGGGTTTTGAGTTGTTCCACTTGCGTTAGGGTGTGAAGGTGATGCGTAAGACCATTCCAAATGACTATTAATAGGATTAATACGAAAAATTGGGTCATATCCATTTCTAAACACACCAAAAAAAGCATCTATTTCCGTTTTGGTATAATGCAAATTTGAAACACCCAAACGAGTATAAAGGATATTTTCTAACCTCAAAACAGTATTGTATTGCATATCCCCGCCCCCTGCCTGTAATTCGGCTTTGCGTTCTAAGTGAACACTTCTTTGTGTGGTGTCTAAATACGTAACACTTGTGTTATTTCGCACCGTTTCATTTACTACAAAATAAACATCATCAACACTTGCCGTAATACTTTGTGCATCTACATAAAAAACTTCATTTTGAAAGAATACTGTCCCAGCCGTTAAAGCTGTTCCATTAAAAACACAGCCTGTCAAGATACAAGCCGTGTTTGGAAAAATAAGACCAGCAATGAGAGCGTTTAGGCTTTCAATATGACTTTCTTGAATATGTTCATAGTCATCAAGACTATTTGGGTGTCCACCAGTAAATAATTGTAGTTTTTTCATAATGGTTGGGAAATGGGAGTTGGGAAATGGGAGTTGGGAATTTCCTATTCCCTAATTCCCTTTTCCTAATTCCTAGTAGTAAATAATTTGGTACGTTTTATCAGCTAATCGGTATCTATCAATAACTGCACGAAGCTCATTTTCATCAATAATCCCTTGCAACGCAATAGGAACATTGACAATAAATGTAGCTCCAAAACTGAATAATTCATTTTGAAAAACGGAATAAGATTGAGGGTTTGCTTCTGCCAAGAATTTCCAGTAATTGGAAGGATAACCAAAACCATTTTCAGAAATATAAAATCTATATTCTTGAACAATAGTCAGATTGAAGAACACATTATCTATAAAAATTCCTTCTTCACTGTTATTAAATCGTTCGTTTAAAAGAAACTCAAAAACTGCCGTCTGACTGTTATAAGAGGCTTCTTTTCTTGCTTGTCTTGCATAGACTAAAAAGTTTGAATGAAGAGTCTGCAAAGGACTTAATATAGTCGCTATCCAAATCCTCCAAAAAGCAACTTTTTTGAAGGCAGTAGGAAGTAAACGATTTACTACTAATTCAATATGTAATAAATATCTGTTCATTGGTAGCTACACACTGTTGTGTGTCGTAATTACATACGCACAACCGTGCGTATGTACGTTATTGGTTGGTTTCAGCGATAAAGGTTAATGTTCCTGTTAAGTTATTTTGCGTATCATCTAATAAAGGATATTGGTCATCTTGAATTTTAGCATACCCAGCTTGAGTAATATAAATCCGTTGTGTCGGTTGCCAAGTACTGCCCTGCGAATCGGGTCTGCCTTGAAAATTGATAATTTCTACATCACTAACCCCCTCTACATTTTGAATGGCATCAATGAGTTTGATTAAGAAAAATTTCCCATCAAAAGGCACATTTGCAATATATTGATTGACTGCATTTGCTACCCTAATTTGAAGGTCAGGTAATGGATAAATGGCGTTATAGTATATCTTAGCAAACAAACGAAGAAAATCAGCAGGCAAAGAACGTGTACCAATAAAGCTTCCTGCAAACATTAAACTTCTTATATAGCCATTAAAAGCCGTTATTTCTATTGGGTTTAAAGCTCGTAATTCATTTGTTTGCTCATCAATAGTGGCTACTTTTATGATAGCATTGGCATTCTGATTACCCAAACGAACAATACTTGCACGTTTGATAATCCGATTTTCCAAATTAATTGTATCATAAACTAATCTACCCTCTAAAATAGTAGGAATATCGCCATACTGAAACTCATAAGCACGTTCTACATACCAAGCCTCACTACCAATTACATTAGCTGCATTGATAGCATCAATATCCATACGAAGCATATCAAAAATCTTTTCTACTGTATAGATAACAGCAGCCACTACATAGACCCACAACCTCCAAACACTTACTTGTGAAGTAGTAGATAATATATCTAATTCGGGCTTGCTCGCCTTTTCTGTATAAATTTCTGCTTGAATTTCTGATATGCTTCGTGCCATAATTTTTAATATGCTTCTTTTGGTAAAATAAAAATGAAAGGTTCTTGAATTAAGCCGAATGCCCTTTTTAGGCTTTCCTCTGCTAGTTTTTCGCCTTCGTAAAGCGTGGTATGTTTTTTCAGGATTTCCCACATATCCCATTCGCCAATCATTTCTTGCTCATTATCAGCATTCATTTTAGGTTTTCCTTTTTCAAGAAAAATAGGAAACTTATTTTGATTAGAAACTTCTAAAAACTTCGGTGTTTGTGTTTCCACAAAACGAGTTTTGGTAAAAATAATGACTTCAAAACGCATTTTTTTATTAATGTAATCAGTATTCTGATTGACGATTTGAACTTCTGTTGTTACAGATTCTGATTTTTCGATTATGATTTTTTGCATTTTTATACTTTTTTAGGGTCTAATAACTAAACCTAGATTAAATAAAACAGTAGATATTTCGGCTGGTCTTGGGTCGGCAGCAAGTGTTTGCCTTGCAATTGGTATTCCTCCATAAAAAGCAATTTTGTCTCCTTCTTTTACCTCAAAAACAGTTTCCAAAACAGGTTCTCTTGCCGGTTCCCTTCTCCAACTTCTTATTAAAACACCTTTTCCACCATAACCTTGACCTGTTTGATCTGGGCGTGGCTTACCATCAGAAATTTCTACTGTACCAGATGGATTTAGCCAGTTGTTTGTAATTGTCGCTCTTTGTCCTTTTATTCTAAGTGTTTCAGTATATCCAAAAACAGTATCCCCAGCCTCTATATCATTTGTAAAAATACCATTTTTTGCTTGTATAGGTTTTTGGAAATTACATCTATCAAATGTTCCAAAATCAGCAAGCAAATTATTTATATTATCATTCTGTCCCCTCCAAAATTTAGTACCGTCATACCCCCTTATATTTGCATATCCATCATAGTAGATTACATAATTATCAATGTTTCCTACTGCGGAAATTCTGTTAAACTGCAAATAACCATTATTTGTAACTTGTCCAATCACAACGTTATTTGCATTTTTAATCTGTAAGGCATTATCAGAAGAACTGCTAAGCCCTTTGATAACAAAATTACCAGCCAAAGAAAGTATTCCATTCAAAAAATTAAACGAACTACTACCAAATAACTTCCCATCCCCCCCCTTTACTTGTACATCGCCAGTAGAGCCACTTGCAATAGTAGCCTCTTCAATTTTATCATTCAGCGTATCTACCACATCTGTCAGAACCTCTCTGTGGTCAATCGCTTTTGTTTTTTCTGTACTTCCTGTTGATGCTCCTTTGATTTTTTGTAAAATCTTGTCTTTAAGAATTTGTATTGATGCTAGTATTGCCATAATTAATTAAAAATAGTCTTCGGTTTCGTAATCGTTTTTATCGTAATCTTGTGTCAAAATAGGTATAAATTCATCGCCTGTTCTGACACGGTAATTTCTTTTTTTATACTCATTTTTAATTACTACATTTTCATCAAGTGCAGTTTTTGAAATGAGCAGCTCCGTTTCGCCTTCCAAAAAAACGTTCATATTTTCAAGCAGTAGATTGTCTAAAAGCAACTGAAAAACAGCCTCAAAACTTCCATACTCTTGAATAGCAATGTCTATTATGTTTTGTCCTTCTTCTATTTTCATTCTATTTTGATATTATTATCTACAATAGATATTTTTTTAGGAAAGATTTTATCCCTTTCAAGTTGCAAGCGAATTTCTCTCAAAAATTCGGCGTTTAAGGGTGCATTTTGAGAAGTTCGTAAACCCACACCACACAAAGGATATTCTCTAAAATCTCCTTTTTGAGAAAAACAAATCGTTTCAATTTCTTGATTTTCAGAATCGCCAATATCAAAATCTCCATTAAAAATAATGGGTTCACACGTGTTTGAAGTGTATAAAATATCTTTTTTCATTAGTGTTTTACTTTTTCGTTTTCGATATTCGTACCAATATTAGCCAGTTGTAAATTTTGAATAGCCGACACCATAGCTGTTTTGAGTGCAGCCCCTCCATCACTTGGAACAGGAACAAAGGAATTAAACACCGTTCGAATAGTATTTAAAAAGGTATTAATCTTGTCAATTTCAGTTTTCAATTCTTTACGGATTATCAAACCTCCATTATCCGTTTCAGAAGTCTGTAAATAAATTTCATCTACTTCTGAAAACATAGAAACAAAACCACTATTTGCTCCCAACATCGTAACCACGACGTGCGAACCAATTTTAGGAACTATCCAAAATCCGTTTGTTTGCTTTAATTGAATGGCGCAAATACGAACATCGAAAAGCTCTGCACCCTCTAACGGCTGCACATCACAAAGCCGATTTTCTCTATGGACTTCAATAACTTTTGCTAAAAATGATTCTACCGAAGTATTACCGTTGTTAGTAAGTTTTTGAACATAAGATTTTATTTCATTCATAGCATTTCTAATTTTCAGTACATTCGCACGTGCGAATATATTATTCCGACGCACGACGGTGTGTCGTTACGATACTTTTTTATCCAATTCTACATTCTGTCTATATCCATTCATTCCAAAAGAATAAGAAACAGACTTTACAAAATAGCTTCCGTTTCTTTCTTTTACGTTTGGGTCAGTCAATTCTACACTATCACAAGGACGAGTAAACGGCTGCCCAAAACTTTCAAAACTTCCTCTAAAGCCTTCATATTTCAGAAGGTCTATTTGTCTAATTGCTTCTTCTTCTAATTGCGACTTACTCAAATCCACTTTATTAATCGTTCGTAACTCGCCTTCTTTATCGCCTTTTGTTACTTCAATCTTGCTATTATCCTTCGAAGAAATAGAAATTGCCTTTACTTTAATTTTTACTTCATCTTTTCGTTTGTATTCCAAATCCGAAGAGATGATATTCTTTTCAAAATCAAATTTATGTTTCTTTCTATCCTCAACAGTCAATAAATACGGCGTTCCGACGTGCAAAATTCCATTTCTGAAAAATGTTTTTAAAGAGTAGTTTTTATCCAATTCCTCAAAAACATTGGCTAGTGTTGCATTCTGAATGCGAAACTTTCCTAAATCAGCATCAAAGGTTTTTAATTCTCCTTTGTAATAATCAGAAAGCAAATTTTTAACAGTTGCATTTCTTTGTGATAATGCTTTCACTTCGGTTTGTTTTAGTTTCCACATTGCATCTTCACAATAGAGTTTTAAAGGACGTTTAGGCTCAATACGAGTAAGAAAACCCTCAAAAACTAACTCAAAATTATAATCATACCCAAGGAAAACACGAACTTCTGAACCAATTTGAAAAACTGCATTTGCACCCTGTACAATATCCTTTCCTTTCCATTGCAATTTTTTAGGAATTGTTATAACACAAGTGTCTGTAAGTGTGTCCCAAGAGCTTTCAATCTGAACTTCATTTATAAAATCAAATTCAAAATTTCCAATTTGAATATAGCTAGTTAGTTGTTTCATAGTAGTTGAGGATATTAGGAATTGGGTATTAGGAATTGGGTAATTACCTATTTCCTAATTCCTATTTCCTAATTCCTATTTCCTAATTCCTATTCATTATATTTCGCCATTATTAAGTTCAATAGGTTCATCACTAATTGCAGAAATACTATATACTTGCGTACCAATAAAACCTTGTTTAGTAGGAAAATTATAAGATTCAATTACAATCTCATAGATTCCTAATCTATTCAAAGTCTCACAAACCACTTGCAAACTAATAGGAGCAATCACTATTTTTTCGAGTGCTTTTACTTCAATTTCAGGATATTCCTTTTGATTATCCGAAATGATAGAACCACTAATATTAATCACATAATCGCCAAGACTAACATACTCTTTTACTGTTCCTTTTCTACCTTGAATAGCAGTTTTGACTATGTTTTTTGACATAGAAATATCTACCAAGGCGTTATCCAAAACAACCTCATCATAATTGATGGTGTCAGTTCTTGTATCGTAGCTACCTTTTTTTATTGTCAAAGGTGCGTATATCGGCGTTCCTAATTTACTTTTCATACTTGCTTTCCTATCAATTTGATACGCACGACGGTGCGTATCTATCAATCAATTACTAATTGTGAATCATTTACGGCATTTGCCAAAACCTCTGAAACGGCACGTTTTATTTCTCCTGCACCTTCTTTTAAGTTCGTTGTAGAAATCGTTAAGTTTTCTACTAAATTTCCAATCGTAATAGTAAAGTTTTTGGGGGCTGTTGAGCTTACACTACTACTGCCACCCATTTCTTTATTATTTTGATTAGTAGCCAAATCCTTAGTAGGTGCAGTTGGGTCTAGTGTCGGATTTTTTGTTGGGTCTAATGTAGTTGCTGCATTTTTTTGTTTTTCTAACGCTGCCTTTTTTTGTTCTTCTAATTGCTTATTTTGATAAGCACGAACAGCAGCATTATCCATTTCATCAAAACGAGCATCTTGACTTTTTTGGAAGTCTTTTTTGCCTTTTCCAAAACCCTCTATAGCAGCTCCTACTACTTTCTCATCAATAAGCAAGGTAGGCATTGCCAGTTTTGCCGTTCCGATAACAGCCTGTTGTATTCCTTCCTGTGCTTTCAAAATAGCTGCACCAGCCTTCTGAAAATCACCGTCCATCAATGCCTTAAAGGCATCTACCAAACCACCAATAAGCTGCATTGTACCACCAATAGCCTGTTTTCCTGCCGTCCAAATGTTACTAAAAACGGCTTCCAAAACTCCCCAAGTAGCCCAAGCAACAGCCCTAAACGTTTCAAATTCTGCATAGGCATAACCCACAGCAGCAGCCAAACCAATGACGGCAGCAGCTATCCATACAGCAGGATTTAACCAAAGAGCCGTATTGAGGGCCAAAACAGCAGCCGTTGCAATGCCTATCACTACAGCAGCTCCTTTGAAAGAATCTGTTATGAAAGTCCAGTTGCTACGTATCCATTCTACACCACTTTTCAAACTCGTTATCCAACTTTGATCAGACTGAATAGCACCAGTCATATCATTAACAAACAAACCCAAAGCAGGTGAAACGGCTTCAAAAATCTCAATTTTTAATCCTTCCATTGCAGATTCTAAGTTTTTGACCGAACCTGCAAAGTTTTCGGTTTTTGTTTTGGCTATTTGTTCTGCCGTTCCTTTTGAGTTTTTGAGCGTTTCAGTATAAGAGTGTAATGATTTTTCGCCTCCTTTTGTGCTTTCCATCAAAACAGCCATTGCACTAGCTCCCTCTGCTCCAAAGAGGGTAAATAAGTCTTTTGTACTTGCTCCGTTTTTTTGAAGCTCTGTTAAGATGGTATCCAAAGACTTTAAATTACCTTTTTTGTCTACTGGCGAAACCTTCAATCTGTTAAGCTCCTTTTGAGCTTCTTTTGAGGGTTTCAATAAAGAAGAAATTGCACCACGCAACGCTGTGCCAGCCATTGAACCCTGAATACCTGCATCTGCCATTATTCCAATAGCAGCAGAAACTTCTTCAAACTGCCAACCTGCCTGTTTGGCAAGTGGAGCAACATATTTGAAGGATTCTGCCAACATAGACATATCTACATTTGCAGTCGTGATAGTTTTTGAAAAAACGTCATTTACACGTCCTAATTCAGAAACTCCAAACCCATACCCACTCATTGCATTGGTAGCAATATCAGCAGCTCTACCCAAATCAATACCACCAGCAGCAGCCAAATTCAAAACGGAAGGTAAAGCCGTTATACTTTCATTTGCCTTCATACCTGCCATTGCCATAAAACCCAAGGCTTCTGCACTTTGAGTAGCCGAAAATTGAGTAGTAGAGCCGAGTTCTTTTGCTTTATCTTTCAAAAGCTCCATTTCAACTCCAGTAGCTGCCGAAACGGCTTTTACATTAGACATAGCAGCCTCAAAATTACTACCCACTTGTACCACATCACGACCAAAAGAAAGTAATTGAGTAGCTGCAAACATTCCACCCAAGGCTGCTGCATATCCTTTCAGCCCAGATAAGGAATTTTGAACGGTTGAGTTTGTTTGTTTTACGCTTTTTTCTACTCTCTCAACTCCCTTACTGGTTTGCATAGCCGATTGCTGCACTTTTGAGAGTGCAGGCGTAGCTTTATCGATAATCTGTAAGACTAATTGATAATCTTGCATAAACTTTTTAGGGTTTTGTACGTATAAAAAATACGATGGAACTACTACAAATTTTACTTTCTTTGCTGCTTTTTTTAGGAAGCATTGTTGTCTTTTTTAGAATCTTCAAAGGCTATTCTAAAAAAAATAACCTTATCTATATTCTTTCTTTGTTAGGTGTTTTTGTGTTATTAGTACTTTTAAACCATAAGGTTTATGAAAACCTTATAGGTTTGAACTAATTAGATTTTCCACCCAAAAACTGTATCAAAAAAACGGTTTCTTCCCAACGCAAAGCCCATTCTTTATCACTTAATGTATCTGGATTCAGATGTAAATAATGACGAATCAGTGTATTTCGCCTTCGTATTTCTTCTGACCAATCTCTACTTTTTAGTGGCAACGGACTTGCGTTATTTATAGCTTTTTTATGCTTGCTTGTTTGATTTCAATGAGTTTAGAAAGTTGCATACGAACAGCCATAAAACAATCATCGTTGGTAATGAGCCTTTCGTCCGAAACTTCTTTTATCAAACAGGCTTTCAATAACACTTCATCACTTCGTATAGGGTCTTGAGAAAGTGCTAAAGCTGCTGACATTTGATTACGAGTAGGTTTTCTCAAATAGCCTTTTGCTATATCATTTTCAGATACTTCGACTTCTACTTGAAAAACTGCGCCTAATTCTTTTGCTTTTTTATCTTGATTTTCCATTTTATAAATAGAGTTAGAAACACACAGTCGTGTGTCTAGTTAGATACGCACGACTGTGCGTATGTACGGTTTTTGAAATGATTTTAAAAGGTATTTTATGAAATGATAGGATTGCTATTCCATTCAATAAAGCCGATGCTTAATGTCAAATCCTGTTCTACGGATTTATCATTTTGCGAAATAGAACGCCCATTATTTACGAATACACACTCTCGTAATGTGTCCGTTACAACATCGCCGTTAGGCTTTAAGTAAGCAACGATTACAGAAAAAGGCTCAATATCTTGCAACCTACCAGAAGTAGAAGAATCTTGTAAGCGTTGTATCTCCTCCATTTGCAGCGTTACCGAACCTTCCGAAGTGATATTTCCTTTTGCTCTACCAACAGGGCGATTACCTGCTCCGTAAATCATTTCGGTTTCTTCTTCTTCGGTGTATTCAATACTTGTAACACCGTAAATATCTAAACCTGCAATGCTAAGTTCAATTTGCGACCAACTGTATAAGTTGCCATTTATTAAAGGTTGTGCCATAATTTTATAGTAGAAATGCACCGTCGTGCGTTTGTGATATGAGCCACACATTGTAGAAATGCACCGTCGTGCGTTTGTGATAATGCACCGTCGTGCGTTTGTGATTGTGATTATTAGCCACACATTGTAGCCACACGACGGTGTGGCTTTACGAAATAAGGTTTGCAGCAAAACCAATCTTAACATTCAGTTTTCTTGCCACACCAACAGGCTGTACGCTCATCTCAATTTCTATTTCAGAAGTAGAAAGTACATTTTGATTTGGGTCAATAAAAACATAGAAATTAGAAACTTCACCATCTCGCTGCATTTGTTCTAATGCTTTTCTTGAAAGAACACTAAAACGGCTTATATCTTTTGCCGTAAGTGTGCCGTCAGGATTCAATAAAACAGGCGAATTAAGAGAAGGCAAAAGCAAAATTCGTGTTTGTCGAATTGCTTTATCAAGTGTTCTGTTGTTTTCTATGTATGCAAAATCAGAAGTGAGAGCCGTACAAGTTGGTGCATCGTTCAAAAAAGAACCACTAAGACCAATATATTTTTTTGCGAAAATGTAGCCTTTGTCAGTAAGGTTTTTTAGGTCCATATCTGACAAACTAGAAACCGAAGTAGTCAAACTATTGATAGCAATTTGAGGCGAATTCATTCCTTCCAAATTAGCAATATTGATATTTGCTACCCAGCCGATATTTTCGTGAACTTGCGAATAAGCGACAGCTCCCAAGGCAATACCCACACGAGGCAAAAAAGAAACATTCGTAAGTGAATCGCCTGTAATGACTTTTTGAGGAGCAACAATACAAACCGAAACATCAGAACTAGAAAAAGTACGACAGTCAGGAAAACTTGAAAGAGTAGCAAACGAATTGGTATGCCCTGCATAGATAATTTGCAAAGGCATATGTTCGGCACGAAGCACATCGGCTTGTGTTTGCATTGCCGTAATATGTGTGTCTGTTACTACAATATCAGTAAGAAACATTTGATAACTCACATCTCCAATCAAAACAATTCCTAATTGTCTAATTTTTCCTTCTGCAAAACGTTGTAAGTCTATGATTTCCGTAAAAGTCGGAAAAACAGTAGGCTCATAAACATCAATATAAAGTGTTGCACTCGGTTGTATTGCAAAGAAATCAATTACGAATTGTTTGTATTTTTCCCAAAGTGTAGGGCCTAATTGTGTTTCGGCATCTTTTACGTTGGTAGTTACAATTCGTGTTTCTGTGGTGTCTAAATCGTAAATCAATAGACCCGAAGTAGCATCTTCACTTGCTGGCAAACGTCCTAAATTTCCGTCTGTTCTTTCAAAAATAATTTCTGCCATAAGTCAGTTATTTATTAAACGCACGGCTGTGCGTCTGTACAAGTTATCAGCTGTTTGGATTGTCAATTCTGATACTTCGTACTGGTGTTGTTGTTGTATTTAATAATAAGTCTGGATTTACAGGAATTCTATCTTTTGCAATACTTGTACTTATATCTATAAACTCACATTCATAGTCTTGTACAATAGTATAACTAGAATTAGGGCTTTCATCTTGATTCAAATTGGTACGACTTAAAGCACTAAAAAACTCGCCTTGAAATCCTTGTAATGCTTCGTGAACAAGTTGTGCAATATCAAAACATTGTAAACCTGTATCTTGCGTTGCACTACCTTCTCGTGTATCTCCCATAAACGAAGTCGCTACATAGACTTTTATGCGTGCCGTTCCTGTTTGTGTGTTTTGGGTTCGGTTCTGAAAATCACAATCAAACTTCAAAAACGCTAAAGGAAATTCGTAAACCGTTTCATCTTTCCAAGTCTGAAATTGATTACGGAATAAGTCAATAGACTTTATTTCCGTAATCGTTGCTAGTCTTTCAGAGAGGGCTTTATAGAGTTCTTTAATCATCGTATTAGGGATTGGGAATTAGGGATTAGGGATTGGGAAATTACCCATTCCCCAATCTCCATTTCCTATTTCCTTAACTTTTCATTTTAGTAGCTATTTCGTAATAATCCTCCCAAAATATATTTTTGTCTTCTATTCCAATGCCTTTAGCAAAACGCCTTGCATCAAAATTTGGACAGGCTTTAACGGCAACTTGATTATGACCTAATACTTTTGCGTGTGGGTATTTTTCCACTTTGTTCAAAAGTAACTTTGTTAATGTTGCTTTTTGAGCTGCACTAATTTCGCCTTCTGTTCTGCCTCCAGTTACACAAATGTGCAACGTGTTAGAATTAGAAATTCCTTTATACGCCTTTACGCCATTGGTAGGAAATTCATCATCATATAGGTTTACGGCTTTTCCGTCCCATTCTATAATCATTGCATAACCACCTTTAGACCAACCTCTACCTCCTTTTGCAACCGAACGCAAGAAATACGCTTGTATATCCTGCGCTGTCGCATTTGGGGTTGAAGCTGCACAATGCACCATGATGTTTTCAATGCGTGTTTTGTTGATAGGGGCGTGAGGCGTGGAATGTGGGTTGTGATTACTCGTCCCTATTTCCTCGTCCCTCGTCCCTATTCGCTCTAAACTATCGGAACTGTCAACCCCACTAGATAAGGATATTCCGTACTTTTTTTTTCTGTTAAAACGGTTTCTAACATAGTCTGAAAGTTGGGATTTTCTTTTGTGTATTCGTTCCTAGTGAGTGCCATAATTTCGGGTTGTGCCAAAATCATTTGTTTTTCCATTTCGCCCAAACTTGCACCTTTTGCAGCGAGATGCTCCTCAGCTTCCTCTCTCAAAAGCCCAAACAAAAGCTCAATCAATTGTGGTCGATATTTTTTGATAATAGCTTTTAATTGTGCTTTATTATCTGGGTTACCATCAATAAGAGCCAAGCCAATATCCTTAACAATATTGACAAACAAGTTTGCATTTTCTGCAATCGTATCACCGACAGAGGCGATAAGAGCAGTAATAAATCCGAATACATATTTTACAAGAAAATTTTTCATAACGGTTGAAAGTTATTTGATGAATAAATGAATACTAAATAAATACAGATTGAAAATTTACTTTTTAAGGCTTTTAATTGCCTCAATAATGTCTTGATTTGACTTTGTAAAATCACTAATAACACTGTCTTTGGCGTCTCGTTGAATTTGCCATTCTCGTATCTTTTGCAATTCCGACAAAATCGTTTTTTTTTCAGTATCGTTTTCGATATGTTTTGTCTTTTGCTCGTCAGTTTTTTCTTCTAACTTTTCAATACGATGACTTACATTTGAGTAGTGCCAAATCATATTAAACAAAACCAAAAGTATCGTAATCAAATTACCAAAACCGATAAATTCTAAGGCTTCTTTCATGTCAATGGATAATTGAAAATTGAAAATGGATAATTATTAATTTTCAATTATCCATTATTAATTAATTAGGCTGCATCTTTTTGAAGGATAACAGCAACTCCCTTTTCATCTGTGCGTTCCTTTGCAGCTCCCAAACGAACCAAAGTAGAATAAACACTACCATAGTAAAGCGCATCATCTACATTTTCAAATAGTTTGATTTCGCCTTTTGCGTAACAAACCATTTCCTTTTGAAAAGCAATGATTCCTTCGTTGTCTTCTGCTCCTTTTGCAGTATCGTAAGCAACTTTTAGAGGAGTAACTGCATTGGTATAAATTACAGTTCTTGGGCGCATCAAAATATTAAACCCTAAAAGCTGATTCACAACACCAGTAGGAAGAGTAGTTTTGCCCATTACATCCATTTTGATTAAAGCATCAATTCCGAAAAGCTGATAATATAAAGTAGGTGTCATTACCAAGAACCTATCTTTCATCGGCACTTTATCTATATCAAAACGCTTTGCAACATCGATGATATCAGAGATTACAATTTGCGATTTACCATTGTCATCAGCAGCCCCACTTGTACGAAAGACTGCACCCCCTGCCCATTCAGTCAAAACATAATCACCGATTTGTTCTCTTATCGTTTTGGTATGTTGTCCAATGATAGAAACGGCTTTATTATAATTTGTAACTGATTCTTCAGCATCAGGAATATGACTTGGGTTTGTTGTAAACTCGTGCAGGGTATAGCGTAAGTTTGCATCCGTTCTACGCACTGCGGTCGCAGGGTAGGTATTTCTATCTTTTACGACTACAATACCACTTCCCGACTGTGGTTTGTTTACTGCCGTTCCCTCTACCCAAATACTATCGTCATTACCTCTTGTGATTAGTTCGTCATCACTAAAAAGTTCTTCAGCAATTCGGTCTGAAAAGTATTCTACATTTAATGGCATAATTTATTTTCAGTTATCAGTAACCAGTTATCAGTTACCAGTGAATATTTTTTTTTAAATTTGTAATTTGTAATTGCTTACTTCTTAATGGACTGCATATAATGCTCGTAAGAACCCTTTTTTGGCTCTTCCTTTGGTTTTTCTTGCGACAAACCTTGGAAAGACTTTAGAACATCTGATAAAGACACTTGCTCGGTAGTTGATTGTTCCTTTTTAGCTTCTTCTTTTTTTGCAGGTGCAGAAAGAAATACTAAAGCACTATCTAAGTCCGAAGCTGCCAGTTTTTGAAACGCCTGTTCTTTTTCAGGTTCGTTTTCAAATGCACCTAATTTTTTACACACTTTTGCAATGCCTTCGGAAAGTGTTTTAGTTTGGTTTTGAAGTTTTACAAGTGCTTCAATGGCTTGTTCTTCGGTAGCATTGTCTGCTAAACCTAATTTTTGAAGTAAATTTTTCATTGAAATTAAATTTTTGTTTTGTTCTTCTACTTTTTTTGGTAAAGCTAAATCTACCGTTTCTAGTGGGTTAGATAAAATAGTTAAGTCCGAAATACTAAGTTCTTGCATATTCTCATCGTACAAACGAACAGCGTTTGAGTTGCTTGGCATTTCTACAATAGAAAATTCTACCAACTTCGATTTAGTAACCGTTGCATAACGCTGCCCTTTTAATAAATCCTTCGGGTCGTCTGACGTTTCTAAGATTTGAATACCGATTGAAAAAGCATTTAGAAAACCCTGTTCGTACTTTCTTTTTATATCAGCAGCGTACTCATTTCCTTCGTAAAATTCGATTTCCTTTGCTACCAACTGATTACCAACAATACCAACATCAACTCCCTTTCCTACCAATCCTTGATAACGATTGTGATTATACAATACAACAGGGTTTTTTTTGTAAGCACTTAAATCAATGCCTTTTGTTAGAACACGATAACCATACGAGTTAATAGATTCATCCGAAAGAATTAGTTTTTTCATTTATGCGTTTTTTGTGTTACGAGGGACGTGTTGTGTGGAATGTGTTGTGTGGAATGTGTTGTGTGGGACGTGTTGTGTGGGACGTGGGACGTGTATTTCCTAATCCCTAATCCCTCGTCCCTCGCTCCTAATCCCTCGTCCCTAACCCCTAATCCCTCGCTCCTAATCATCTAACTACTAATTGATATAGCAAAGTAAAGGGATTACTTCCGTATTTTTATTTACAAAACCGTATAAAATTCGTAAATTGCTTATTTTTTTAGTATAAAACTGTATAAAAACGTATTGGATTAGCAAAACTTTACTTACTTACCTAAATTTGTTAGCAAATGATACTAGTTATGGAATTAAACTTTACTGATTTTCTACAAAAAATCAATTTAAGAGAACTATTACCTCGTGGATACGCAAAAGTAGCAGCGAGTAAGTTTGAATGTTCTCCTGAAAAAATATATTCCATTTCATCTGGCAGAACACAGGATAATAAAATACTTCTGTATCTTTTAGAAATTGCCGAAGAAGAATATAAAATCAGAATAGAAATTGAGCAAAAACTAACAAAATTAGAAAACGCAATAAACACGCCTTTAAGCGTTTCAATTTCTTAGCTATCCATTTTATCAACTGCAAAATAATTTTGCATTCTAAACGAAATTAAACAGTAATTAAACGGTTTTACAAATGGATAAACAAGATATTGCTAAAATACTTTTCATAAATGCTAATCTAACTGGTAAAGAACTTGCCGAAAAGTTTGGGGTTACAGAAAACACCATCTCCAAATGGAGAGAAAAAGGGAATTGGGACGAAGCCAAAACAAAACAAAAAAGCATTGCCGAACAACGCTTTCAAATCGTCTTGAATATGTATGGACAACTTGCCAAACTGACAAGCCAAGAAAATTTCGACGAAGACAGAGTTTCAAAAATAGCCTCCTCTATACGAAAGTTAGAAGATAAAATACCAGCCGTACATTTTGAGACCGTCGGACAGGAGTTTATTTTGTTCTTGCACGAAACACAAGAAACAACTATTGCAAACCTTGTACAGGGTATCTATTCTGATTTTATTCTACACATAACTGGAGGAGGATATGAAAGAAGTTGATAAAAAACGGTTGTTAGAAAATTGGTTGGGATTTGTCGAACGTACAAAAAAACTAAAAGCCAAACCCACAAGCGAAAAAAGTAGAAAACAAAGAATAGAAAAAGCAAAAAAAGACTATGGTTATTTTTGTGAATACTATTTTGAACACTACTGTTTGAATGAAAAAGATGAGCTAATTCCTAATGCGCCTTTTCATAACAAACTCGCCAATCAATTTTTAGATAACAAGCAAATAAAAATTAGTGTAGAGTGGGCAAGGGCATTAGCCAAGAGTACCCACGTAGATTTGTTTATTCCTTTATGGCTAATGATTCAAGACGATAAACAAATCAATACACTTGTTTTGGTAGGTAAAAACCAAACCTCAGCAACTATTTTGTTACAAGGTTTACAAGCCGAATTGCAATACAACGAACGTTTTATTGAAGATTTTGGGCAGCAGTATTCACACGGAAACTGGTCTGATTCTGATTTTACTACCAAAAACGGTGTTTCTTTTATGGCGTTGGGAATGGGACAATCTCCTCGTGGACTTCGAAAAGGAAGCAAAAGACCTGATTTTATTATCTGTGATGATTTGGATTATGAAGAATTATGCAGAAACGAAATACGTGTAGAGGAAGTAGTACAATGGATTTTGAGGGCGTTAATTCCTGCAATGGACATCGGAACGGCACGTTTTGCATTTGTCAATAATCGTATTTCTGATAAAGGTATTTTAGCAAAATTAGTAGAACGCAATCCACATTGGACACACTCCAAAGTAAACGCCTTAGATGAAAAAGGAAATCCATCTTGGAAAGCAAAATATACAAAAGCGTTTTATACCAAACTTAGAAAAGACATTGGTACAAATGCTTTTATGACTGAATACCAAAACACGCCCATTACAGAAGGGAATACCTTTAAAAAAGAATGGATAGCGTGGCGTAAAATTCTACCATTAAAAGATTACCGAGCTATTGTTTCGTATTGCGACCCAAGTTTTAAAGCTACAAAAACAGCCGATTACAAGGCTATTGCAACGATTGGTTTACGCAGTGATGGAACGTATGATTTGATTGATTTGTGGGTTCGGCAAAGAAAGTCTATTAATGATATGGTAAGTTATCATTATGATTTACATGAGCGTATTTTGAAAGAAGGCGCAACGGCTCAGCATTATATGGAAGCTAATTTTATTCAAGATATGCACCTTCAAAATTACATCAGTGAAGGTAAAAATAGAGGATATCAATTAGCTATACGTGCAGACAAACAAGCCAAAAGCGCAAAAGAAAGCCGTATTGAGGCAATGTCGCCACTTTATGAAAACACACATATTTATCACAATATAGAAAAACAGAAAGACAATGACTTCAAAACCTATATTGAACAACTTTTAGCATTTGGAAGTAAAGGCGCACATGACGATGCTCCCGATGCCGTGGAAGGTGCAATATCTATGTTGCAAAAAACTTTAAGCTCACTTGTACAACCAACAATAGGTAGATTTATTAAAAATACTATTCGTTCATTTTATCGCTAATCACCGAACTCACCGAACGGTTCGCTTTAAGCGAACCGTTCGGTAAAATTAAATTATGATTTTTTTACAAGAAACCGACCTTTTACCTCAAATAGAAACTTCTATTTTGAATGCCATCACACCAGCACAAAAAGAATTGATTTTGTCTGATATTGAACTTTCTAGTATTTCAGAAATGGAAAGCTACCTTTCTACTCGGTATGATACAGGACTTATTTTCACACCTGCCGTTGTCGGTGTCCCCACCGATGACACTAGAAACCGTCTTATCGTCATGTATTTGGTAGATATTATGGTGTATCATATTACGGCACGTATTATTCCAAAACAAGTTCCTGAAATAAGAGGCATTCGTTATGAAGCTGCAATAAACTGGCTAAAAATGGTAAGCAAAGGGCAACTAAACCCAGATTTACCACCTATCACAACAACCGAAACACCTAAAAATTTTAATTGGGGTTCACAAACTTTAAAAAGTAGATAGATAATGAATACACTTACTAAAATAAAAAACTGGTTAGGGTTTGCAGTAAAGTCAGACAGTCGTCTGACTGAAAACTCCTTAACAACTCTTTCCCAAGACACCCAAAAGAAAAAAACGTTTTATGGCAAAATCATAGAACGACAAGCAAGAGTAAAACTCGGTATGAAAGAGTTTAAAAATGCCTTAGATACTGCCGAAAGAATCCATTATCCAAAGAATTTTGACTTAATGGAGCAGTATAGAAAGGTTATGCGTGATGGACACCTTTCGGCACAAGTCTATAATAGGAAGCAAAAAGTCTTAAAACAAAGATTTGCTATTTTTGAGGGCGACAAACTAAACGAAGAAAAAACAAAGGCATTCAAAAAACCTATTTTCTTTGATACAATGGATTTGGCTTTAGATGCTATTTTCTATGGAAACTCTTTATTAGAATTTGTGCCAAGCCAAAACAAAGAATTTAAAGAGGTGCGACTTATTCCACGCCCTCACGTTGTGGGAAAAGAAGGAAAGATTTATTTTGATTTGAGTAGTTCAGTAGGTTATGATTATAGAGATAAATCAATCAGAGAGAATAATTTTTTGTTTGAAGTAGATAATGGAGATTTAGGACTTTTGGAAAAAGCCGTACCCTATGTAATCCGTAAAAATTACTCTATGGATGATTGGAGTATCAAGTCTGAAAAATTCGGAATGCCTTTTATTGCTTTCTTTACAGATGAAATGGATAAGGCATCGTTAGAAAACTATGACCAAATGCTCACAAATATGGGAAGTAACGGATGGGCGAGATTTGGAGGAAAAGAAAGAAACGATATGCAGTACATAGAAGCTAGTCACGGCACAGGCTCATATCAAATCTATTCCGAACTCATAAACATGCAAAATGAAGAACTATCAAAACTGATTTCAGGAGGCACAGCAACA